ATGTCCGAAAAAACAGTAGACTTAGTTGTTACTAGTCCACCTTATGGTGTTGGTATTGATTATGATAGTTGGGATGATGATAAAGAAATTGCCGAGTATTGGAAATTTACTAGAGAATGGTTAAGAGAGACTTATCGAGTCCTTAAAGACGATGGTCGTATCGCACTAAACATTCCTTACGAGATTAATAGACAAAAAAAAGGTGGTAGAATATATTTTTCTGCTGAATTTTGGATGATAATGAAAGAGATTGGGTTTGGTTTCTTTGGTATTGTGGATTTAGAAGAAGATTCCCCACATCGTTCAAAAACAACTGCTTGGGGTAGTTGGATGAGCCCATCTTCACCATATATCTATAATCCTAAGGAGTGTGTGATTCTTGCTTATAAGAAAAAACATAAGAAAGATATTAAGGGAACACCTCAATGGAAAGGTGAATTTCAAATGGTTCCTAATGATAAGATTGAAGGTGAGTTTAGAAAAAAATTAGTCTACGAAGATAAAGACAAAAAAGATTTTATGTCATTAGTCTTTGGTCAGTGGAATTACTTTGCGGATACTAGACAAAAAACAAAGGCGACATTTTCATTAGATATACCATATAGGGCAATTAAAATTCTTTCATATAAAGAAGACGTGGTTATGGACCCATTCAACGGAAGTGGAACAACTTGTTTAGCTGCGGAAATGTTAGGTAGACCTTGGATTGGTATGGATATCAGTAAAAATTACTGTGAAGTTGCTAGAGAAAGACTAAAAGAGTACCAAACTGAACAAAAACAGTTGAAGTTAGTTTTAGATGAACATAAGAGAAATTAAAGTTCAGAAAAGGGATTCTATAACTATATCGACAACTGATGGTCATGTAAAAACATTTAAAAAAGAAAATTTGAATGGACCTAAAAAAGTGTGGTTCGATAATATCATCGCATGTTCAATATCATTAATGAGTGAAACCCCCACAAAGTGAGGGGTTTTTTGTTATTATAGATATTTATTAATAAAAGTTTTTATGTCAAAGTTATTTATAAATGAGTCAGAAGAATCTCAAATACGTAAAATGTATTTAATTGAGAATGAAGTTGATAAAAAAGATGGTACTAAAATGAAGGCCAGTCAAAACTTTTGGGACCATATTAAATTTGAAGAAGGTGACCCCAAAAAACCAATTGGTAACATAAAGGAGCCAGTATTAAAGGCTTATAAAGACACAAGTGGAGTTTTAACTATCGGTTATGGACACACTGGTAGTGATGTAAAACGTGGTTTAGTGATAGATAAAAAAACTGCGTTAGAGTTACTTTATAAAGATGCTTCGGAGGCTGCCGACTGTGTTAGAAGATTTTTAGGGGAATGGAAAGATAAAGGATTAAAAACGTATATGTTAACTCAAGGACAATTTGATTCGTTAATATCATTAGTTTTTAATACTGGATGTGATTCAGTTAGAATGTCAAGATTCATACAATATGTTAAATCTGGTCAAAATAAAAAAGCGGCAGAAAGTATTTTATCATATAAGTCCTCGAATGACGGTCTTAAAAATAGAAGAACAAAAGAAAAAAATATGTTTATATCATGAAAAAATTAATTAAAGAATCAGGATTAAGAAATATCAAAGATTTATCTAAGAGATATCAGAAAGCTAAAATATATTTTCATCAAGATTTAGACGGTGTTACGACTGCCTTAGCTATGAAAAATTATTTAGAGAATAATGGAATCAAAGTTGTTGATTCTGAAATAATACAATACGGTGATAAGGAATTTGCGGTAAAGAAACAAGATGCTAAAGGTGATACTATGCCGGTTTTAGTTGATTTCGCACATGGAAAGCCGATGTTTGTTGTACATACAGACCATCATGATAGTCAAACAGGTGTGGAAGGTGATACATCAACATCATTCAGGTCATCACGTTCAAATGTTGAGACCTTATCTCAAATAATGTCACCAAGTGATATCTTTACTTCCGATGATATTAGACTAATATCTACAGTCGATTCTGCAGATTTTGCTAAGTATGGGTTAGAACCACAAGATATAATGAATTTTGTATTTAAATTACAAAAAGATAAGTCATTACAGAAAAATAAAATGGCTTTAGGTTTAGCAACTAACAAACTTATGTTAGCTTATAAAAATAAACCAGGTTTTATGGAAGATTTAGTAATGACATCTCAACCATCACTATTAAACATATTTCAAAACATTAATAGATTAGCCGCTGAAAAGGGGTACGCGTTACCTGAAGAGATGGCGTTAAATCAAAAAGATTATGTACAGAAACAAAAAGATAGTGATAAAGTTTATGTTGATGACGGAATTATAGTACAATACGGAGGTGGTTCAATGTTTAAACCAGGTTCTTATGACCGTTATACCCCATTTAAAAATAATCCTGATGCGGATTTCTTAGTTATTGCTTGGCCTATGGGATTAGTACAAGCATCATGTAACCCATTTAAAGGTGAGAGAGAATTAAAAGGTGTTAACTTAGGTGATATAGCTCAAGAAGTATTAAGTAAATGGGAGAGTCAATTAAGAGATAAGATAATTCCTTTATCTACTATCAAATGGATATCAGAAGGTAATAAACAATTTGGAGATGAGTCAGTTGGTTTCACTAATGCGGATTTAGAAGCTTTTTATGGTGATAAGGTTCGTTCAATGGATGGGGGTGATAACTATATGGAAAAATTAAAAGATATAATGGACAAACCATCAACTAAGTTGACTGAAGATGAGTGGGCGATATTGGACAAATTAGGTGTACCAGCATGGGAAATGATTCAAGCTAACTCAGGTGGACACAAATGTATTACTAATATATCCGCACTTAATTATTTCGGTAGAGGTAAGAGAAAACCTGAAGGTAAATATAAATACAATAAAGATAAAGGTGACTCACCTTATGTTAAGTTCACTAAGATGATTCAGAATGAGTTTGTAAAAAAACTTAAAGAAAAAATCAATGACTCTAAAAATTTAAATGAGTCAGTTATAAATGAAAATATAGGGTTTATCTTTCCAATTGGTAATGAAGATTTTAATGTTGGGTATGATTCCTCAGGTTTAGGTAGAGGTAAGAAAAAAGTATTAGATAAAGACGAAGCTATTCATAATAGTGATTATGGTTCAGGAGATGCTAAACATCAACACAGAGGAGGACATTTAGGGATTGATATATTTGCACCTAAAGGCACACCAATTATTTCCGCTACTGATGGGGAAGTGATTAAAGTTAGAAGAAAAGATAGAACTAGTGGTGGTAAGACAGTTAGTGTACTATTAAATGGTATAGTTTATTATTACGCACACTTAGACCAAGTATCGGACAATATAGGTAAAGGTGATGATATTAAAAAAGGTACATTCATAGGTACAGTTGGTGATACAGGTAATGCAAAAGGAACTCATCCACATTTACACTTTTCAATGTATGAGAAAAGAGGTGGTTATAAAAGAGGTACTATTGACCCATGGCCATTTTTAAAAGATAGTCTTGATGGGGGTGAGTTAATTGTTATCGAACCAGGACAAGTTGTTGATAAAGTTGAGGGAAAAATTGCACGTGAAGATTTAAGTATTACGGATATTGTTGATAACGGTGATAACTCTGAATTAATATCAATGGGTTCACAAGGTAAAGGAGTTGAAGAAATTCAAACAATTTTAGATAAAGAAGGTTATGATTTAGGGGACGCTGGAATTGATGGAATCTATGGACCTGATACGATGAGAGCGGTTAAGAAGTTTCAAAAAGATAATGGTTTAAACTTGATTGACGGAATTGTTGGTATTGAAACATCAACAGAATTCAAGAAACACTAAATTATATTAAATCAAAGAGAAGGAGACATTGTCTCCTTTTTTTATACCATGATTTTCACAGAATCCACCTTCAACCTCTAAAACTGTATCACCAAAACCTTGATATGATTCACAATTTTCTTTATTATTACACGGTTGACAGTTAGAATGAATTTTAGTTATTGTTGTTCCATCTATGAAAATAATGTCTAATGGTATTATACAATTATACATCCAAAAACTTTGTTCAGTACGTTCAGGCATGAAAAATAACATACCATCAAAGGATTCATCAAATCTTTTTCCCATCATCCCATCAGTTATGGATTTTTTAGTGGAAGAAACTTTGACTTTTAAAATATTATTTTCTATGATTACTTTCATACTAATAAATATCCAATAAAACTAATAATGAAAAAATATGCAGGAATAATCGTAAGATGTGATAATAAGGTGTTACTTTGTAAAAGAAACTCACAAACAACTTTACCAGGTTTTTGGTCATGTCCTGCCGGTAGTGTGGAAGAAGACGAACCAACTAAAGATGCTGCGATTAGAGAATTTATAGAAGAGACTGATTTACCTGTGTTAGGAGACATAGAGTTTGCTGCGGTAATAAAAAGGTATAACAGAGACGGAAGTAAAGTTAAAGGTATGTTTTATACCTACCTTATGGATGTTGAAGAAGAGATGTTTCCTGATTTAGAAAATGCTTATGATGGGGACGAACACACGGAATGTGGGTATTTTGGTAAAGATGAATTACCCGAACCAATGACAAAACAATTTAATAAACTTATAAAAATAATTTTAAAATGAACAAATTAGTAAACATGTTAAGAACATCTGCACAGGCAGATAAAGCAAAGGCATTATTATCACTTGAACTACTTGGTGGTAAAGCAGTAGGAATCGGAGACCACTCAACAGGGGACTTCTATAAAAACGCTGAAGAGGCGTTAGTAATGTTAGTAGATGCGGATGATAGATTAGGTACTTTAGATAAGTATTTTGATTCTAATGGAGTAATTATAGGGTAAATATCCAATAATTTTAATACAAAACACAAAAAAACCCTTAAAGGGCTTGTCTGAGAGTAAATTTTTTGTATATTTGTATAACTTTTGAGATTTATTGGAGTATTTATATCTTACCCAACAGAAAATCAGAAAGTTTTTAAAAAAAAGTTTGACAGATTAAAAAATTTGTTGTAGTTTTGTAAAACAATTCAGTAAGAGTACTGAAGACGTTCTTTGAAAATATTAGTAAGTGTCACCTTAACCATCACAGTTTGTGAAAGGAATACAAAAGATTAACCCCTTTTTCTTAAACGGTTAAGTATGACATTTGACGGCGGTTTAGCGTCGTTAGATAACCCCAGCAATGGGACTAAAGGGATTGAAACGAGAATAGTACATCGTGAATATTCGCAGAGTTTACTCTGACAACTAAACAAAGTGGCTACGGTCAAGACCCTAAGGGCAACTGCTAAAGGGACGAGACCACTCTGAGTCCGTGGAATATCAGAGTTGAGATAGTGATATCAATAGGAAAAGCTACAGGTGACGGTTCGACACACCCTGTCAGGTGTTGTAGGGCTGAGTACCAGTACAAAGGAATTCCGATACGATAAGTTAACGTATTCCTGAAGTACCGTAAGTTGACAGACTTACAGAGAGGTGTGAAGCATTTTGTTTTCAAAAGAAACGAAACTTCTCCCGAAGCACATCTTTCTCATTTCCATCGTTACTTTTACTAAAACTAAAAGAGAGCAAAAGTTCTTCGGGCGTTGACAACGAAAGGTGTCTAACACTTCGAGTCAATAGACTAACGAAGTCATCGGTAGACCGCAAGTCTCCTGATGTCAATTATCAAATACCTGGTGGGATGGCCGTCCCTTAGTGAACTCGCAAGGTTTGACAGAGTAAAGTAGTAGTTGAGTAGTTGTTAACGAAAAGAGTGGTTCACTCAAATAACCGACACTGACTTGATACTTTCGGCAACGAGAGTGGATACATGAGCAACCGATATAGGGTAATCTCACTAAAGACAAGTCACCATAAACGTGTAATCTCAGCGTTCTATACTCTATTATATATCTTCCTTAACCTCAGTTTTAACCGACTGAGGTTTTTTTATGCTCAATAATTTGTGTAAGTGAATACTATTCACTATATTTGTATAAATAAAAAAATAAAATTATGGAAGGAATTATCACATTAGTCATTATCGGTTTCGTTTTAACGTTTGGTTCACAACTACTAAAAGGTATTGGAAATATCTTCGCGGCTTCAGGTAGAATTGGAGGTTGGATTTTAGGTGTTGTGATTATTTTAGTCGTTCTAAAAAGTTTATTGTTTTAAACAATAAAGTGGGTTAGTTAGTAGGTCAATTCAAAAATTTAATGTATATTTGTAATATGAAAAAAGGAGATAAAATAAAGGATATTAAAAACGGTTCAACACACATTATTGAATCTATTGAGTCATTTGATGACAACACTGTAATTTTTACTGAGGATAGTAAATGTTTACCTATAGAGCAAGTCTCTATCATGAATATAGTAGAATCATATAGTGATTTATGTGTAAATACTATCAATGAAGGTTTGAAAAAAATTAATGAAGACTTTAGAAAAACTATGAATGAAAAATATGGTATTAATTTTAATGAAGACTAAAGGTATATGATGAAGACAATTAAAATAGAACACCCAAAGTTTGGAATCTTACAGGAAAAGGTTTTTGAAGATAAGACACAGTTTAAAATCTATCTTAAAATGGTTCATTCTTGTTTGGAACTTAAAGAGGATTTAACCACATCAAATGGTAATGATTTCCTTCTTCACATACCATACGATTTACTAAGGTCTTCAATGGTAATTGGTAATGTTCAAAAAATTAGTTTAGCCGAGTATGCAATTCAAAAATCTAAAACACAATAAAAATGGTAAAAATAATTAATAATTTATGGAGTATGATTAAAATGGTTATTATTTTAATCTTTATGTTAGTAGGTGTTCATTTTGTAGGAACAGAAAAACTAGTAGAAACAGGTCTTATTTGTCTTGGATTCTACTTCTCATATAAACTCATAGAATTATTATCTGTGTACCTTAAAAACAAGATAAACGGGGTTAAAATGGATAAGACCGTTAAGGTTGTTGAGGAAATTAATCCTGAGATTAAATATATTGAAGGTTTAATCAACGAGATTAAGAAAAAAGCTAAAAAAACTGTTAAGGATAAGAATACTTTAGACCTATTAGGTATTAAACTAAAACAACTTAAAAATGTTTAAGGTAGGTGATTATGTAATACCACGAGATAGTAAGACTATAAAGGTAATTAATGAGATAGAAGAAATTGAAAACCAATTTATTATTTACATGACAGATAATAGTTCTTATCATATTTCACAACTACTAACTTTAAATGAAGTGATAAAAAAAGATAAACATTATAAAGAAAGTTTTAAATTATGAGTGAAAAAAAAGAAATTGTAGGGTTCACTGCGGGTAATTTTGATTTAATGCATCCGGGTTACATTTACACATTTGAAGACGCAAGAAAACATTGTGATAAGTTTATAGTATTTTTACAAAGAGACCCATCATTACATAGAAAATCAAAGTACAAACCAGTTGTACCGCTGTATGAAAGATATAGGACGTTGATGTCCATTCAATATATTGACGAGGTTTATGTGTATCAAACTGAAGAAGAATTATATGATTTAATTAAATTCTTCGAACCTGATATTAGAATTCTTGGTGAAGATTACATTGGTAAATCATTTACTGGCGACGACTTACCACCAAAGGTAATTTACACGAGTAGGGCTCATGGTTGGTCAACAACGAGAATGAAAGATATGATTGCGATGCAAACCATTAAACAAAACCCTGAAGTTGTTGAAGACGCAAATTATTTTGAACGTAAATTAGGTATGGATGATTGATGATATTAAACATATGCCAAATCAAAAGTGGCACAAAATTATAAGTTTTATTAAATCAGGTGTTAGAATTATTGGTTACGGTTTTATTCCTTTTAACTTGATTACCGCTTGTATTATACTTATAGTTAGTGAAGTAATAGGAATCATTGAAGAAATGGTTTAGAGGTGAAGGAAAGATAGATTTTCTTATTAGATTAAATGAGATGGTGGAGTAGTCCGATAGCCAAAGTCGGTCCCTAAAGGTGGAGAGAAATCTTCACCTTTTTTAATTAATAATCTACAATTTTACTAATATAACTATATTTATAGTAAAATACCAACGGATATGTCAAACATAATAATAACTGAATCACAATTACGTAAATTAAAGTCAAACATTAAAGAGGGTTCTCATGATGGTTCTTATATGGCAAAACAACAATTATTTACAATAGCCACACTAGCATATAAAATGTGGGAACAAATGGAAGAAGGTGAACAACTTGATGATTGGATGGAAAGTAAAATTGCTCAATCAGAACAGAGTGTTGTTTCAGTTGTAAAATCTTTCATGTACGATGAGGCTGAGGAAGAGCTAAAAGGTATGGAAAAACTGAATTATGACGAGTTAGTTATCGGAACTTAATTTAAATAATATATTGACAAATACTAACCTTTCTTCTATTTTAGGAGAAAGGTTTTTTAATGCCTTAAAAATACTAAAAAATAATATAAGATGATAAAATTAACGTTTAATACAAAAAAACATACTTTGGTTTATAAACCTAATATGGAAAAGACTCATGTTGTTGAATATCCAAATGTAACAACAATTAAAGATGATGGGAATAACTATTACGAAGTTAGACAAAAACAAGAACCTGCGGGTCCGAGTGTTCCAATTATTAGAGTACCACAACAATCAACTATTATTGAATACTTACACTCATAAGTAAAATGAATAGTATTGATAAACAATATAACGAATTACTATCTACTATTTTAGAACATGGTGTGGATAAATCAGATAGGACAGGTACAGGTACTAAGTCTATTTTTGGTTACACTATAAGACATAATATGAAAGAAGGGTTTCCTCTTCTTACCACTAAGAAGATGGCAGTCAAAACTATGATGACTGAGTTAAAATGGTTTCTAAAAGGTGATACTAATATCAAATACTTAGTTGATAATAATTGTCATATATGGAATGGTGATGCATACAAAAAATACTGTGATGATTCACCACACCCTTATCCTGTTATAACACAACCAGAGTTCATCAATAAAATAAAAACAGATGAAGATTTTGCAAAGACATGGGGAGAGTTAGGACCAGTATATGGTGCTCAATGGAGAGGATGGTTTCAAGAAGGTGAGCAGGTATTTGAAGGTGATACGTTACAAGTTTATAACGAAAAAAGTGTTGACCAAATTAAAAACTTACTCGAACAACTTAAAAGGAATCCAGACTCAAGAAGGTTAATGGTTAGTGCTTGGAATGTTGGGGAGTTAGATTTAATGACTCTACCTCCATGTCATTATGGGTTTCAAGTTTACACTAGATTGTTGACTAACAAAGAAAGATATGATTATTGGTTTAAACATAATTATGAAACAGGTATGGAAAGATATTTTGACCCTAAAAATCTTCCTGATTTTGACGACACAAGACATGAACCAACACCAAAGAGAGCGATATCACTAATGTGGAATCAAAGGTCGGTAGATACATTCTTAGGGTTACCATTTAATATTTCTTCATATGCAACTTTACTTATGTTAATTGCTAAAGAGGTACATATGATACCAGACCAATTAATAGGTAATTTAGGTGATGTCCATCTATATCAAAATCATTTAAATCAGGCTAAAGAACAGATTAAAAGAGAAGGTTATGATTTACCACATATTAACTTTAAAAGTGTTAATTTATTAGGTGGTGAATTTAACTATGAATTAATAAATTATAATTATAAACCAACTATTAAAGCTCCATTAAGTAATTAAACGATGTTAAGTAAACAAATTCTTATTGATAATATTGAAAGAGATGATGTGTGGGATAGTGCTAAACACCTTTACGCGTCTACCTTACTTAAAGAATATGATTCTGATTCGGTAAGAAAGTTTTTATTTGATAAGTTTAAAGATACTGGTGATTACTATTATTGTTCTATCTTAAAAGAGGATGTTAATGGAGAAAAACGTAATTAACTTCATCCAAAGATACTATACTTTTGAGATAAACGGTAGTAAAGAAATATATTTAAGAGATGTGTTTGAAGATAATGTTGAAACACATACGGTCGATATAAACTCAAGGGTTAAATTTGTATGGGGTAGAGCTAAAAATGTTACTGGAGTTGATTTACGTAATAAAGAGTTTACTCATATACAAAAAATAATAAGAGAAGTTTTTAGGTCTAAACAGAGTATAGACTTTTATCGTTTTATGGTTAATGAAATACATGAACAAGAAGAATGGGGAGGTTTAGTTATACCGTTAAAAGATTTACAACATGAGTTCCCTAATTTATATGGTGATAATGTTAATGATATAATTTTAGAAAACATAAAAAAAGATGAGTAAGGAATATAAAGATTTAAAGTCAGTTATTAGTAAATATAATAAAGTTATCGTCACTGGACCTCATGGTGCGGGTAATAAGATAATGACAAAAATAATATCTAAAGATTTTAATTTACCTGAAGTTAGAGGTGAATATGCATGGGATTTAAATGGGTACAATGAAGAAGATGGTATAAGAATATTTCATAAAAATCATATGAACGATAAGTATTCATCTTTTGGTCCTTCACAATCGGGACATTTACATAGAATAACAGATTACTTACAAGATGTTTTAGTTGTTTTTATGTATAAAGATATGAATAGTATTGAAAGATATTCGGAAAGAAATAAATTTGTTAAAGACCAAAGTCATAAATATGAATGGGGTGTTTATAAACAAATGGTTATGGAAGATTTCCCTGAAAGTGCTCAGTTTTTGAGAAAAAGTATTGAACAATTAACTTATCATATATGGGAAAATCATCAACGAATATTGATACCAAATTGGGTTGAAGTTAATCATAGTTCTTTGGAAGGTCACGAATTATGGATTAGTAAAGAAGACCGAAAAGAATTTAAAGAGTGGCAAACTACATTTTAGATATATTTATCTGTAATGAAACTACTTAAACTCTTAGAAAATATAGTTCACGAACGATACAGTGGTGTTGACATAAAAATGTTTGCACTATTTGCAGACATATTTAGTGACTTAATTAAAGGTCTAAAGATGGGTATGTTAGATGAGGTATACCAAGACTTATCACAAAAGTATGAAGGAACAAAAAAACAACTACCATTAGAATATTTCTACGATTTTCTTATTAAGAATAAAGATTATTTCTCAAAGGAAGAGGAATCGTTACAGGAAAACGAAAAGCAAAAAGATTTATTATTTAAGTATTGGGACGACAAAGGTGTTGAATCTACACCTATTTACCATTACTTAGGTTTGGACAGTTCTAATAGGGAGGATAAAGCTAAAATATTAACTTATAAAATTGAATACTTTGGTGGGATTTATAATGTTTATGAGAAAATTAAAAAAGAGTTAAAGGTTGGTGAACCATTTAGTTATACTCAAGCGGGTTATGAGATTGAGGGAATTATTAGTGAGGTGACTATGGATATTTATACGGGTCAGACCAATCATATCTTATCTGACACATCGGAATATGCCGCGTATTATGATGTTATGGTTACAATTAATGGTGAAAACTCATCTGTAACTTTAATGAATGATGGTGAAACTTATATGTTAGGTGATTTATGGAGTAATAACGATAATGTACCTGAGAGTGTTAAGGGTGTTTTGGATGAAATAGGTTATGAAATTGGTGATGTACTTAGAGATTATGTGGATAGTATAACACAACCATATGGTTTAGATTCAGATAGTATTGATTACAACATAGTTAATGAAAATAGTTTCAAATCCATTTACGACTCTAAATCGCTGTCTAACCATCCTAAATTAGGGCATAGTGCAACTTTTAGCGAAAGTCGAACAAAAAAAGGTTGATTAATTCCATTATTTATTTTAAGTTTGTAGAAAATAAATAATCTTATGCGAATTACTGAAACAATCTTCAACTACCTACAAACATGTGTTTACCCCTTTGAGACCGTAAAAGTCGGTGATGTTACCGCTTTAAACAAATATCCTGATATGGATGATGTTTTATCGTGGTTACGTAATCAACATATTTATATTACCGCCTTACCTTTTAGAGATGCGAGTGAAGGTCCTGAACTTTCTTATTATTACTCAGTTATTGACTTAAATGATTTTGGACAAGAGGAGGATATTCTTTGTGACGAAACTAACTTAGGTGTTTCTGACTTGGATTACGATACGTTTGAAGGAGCATTAATTTCAGGTGTAGAGAGTTACCTCAGTTACAAATCTAAAGATTTAAAGTGGAAACGTGAGTTAATGTTTGGTGATAAAATTGGTGAAAAATTAACTTAAAACTTTTCAGAGGAGATTAATTCCCTCGCTTGTTCTTCAGTGTTGTAAGCGAATTCCCATATCAAAATACGTCTATGTGGGTCGAACGTGAATTTAGCGTAAGAGCCTTCATTAACTTCCCATCCAGGATGTTGGTTTAATAATCTATAACATACTTCTTCCATTTTGTCTGAAGTTTGTATAGTCTTACCATTAACGTCATCGTTTGTGTCGTGAATCCACCCACTATCACCACCAGCATCTACATTGACTTCTACTATATCTGAACCTACTTCCTCTAAGTAGTCAAAGATAGGTTTGAATTCTTCTGGTTCTTCTTCCTCATCTATTACTTCTTCATTAATGGGTTCGGTATCGTAAACTGTGTAGGTTCCGAATATTTCAACACTTCTATATTCAGAGTTAATTTCAACTTCATAAGTGTAGTATTCACTACCTGTCTCTTCGTGCCAAGTATTATCACCAACAGCCTCTTCAACATACTCACTAAGTTCACGTTCAATAGGAATTAAGAAACTTTTTGGATTACCACTGTTTTGATAACCACAATAATATCCATCTTGATACATTACAAATCCTTCATCAAACTCCATAATGGCTTTTTTACACCCTGACTTTAAGAAAGCTGGATTAATTAAATTAAATAGTACTTTGTATTTTTGTTCCATGGTAGTTTTTATATATAAATATTAGTCAGTAAACTTTAATTTCATAGTTTTCATCATCCATAAAGGTTTTTCTTTATTATTTAAAGCGTCTACCCACTCCTTTGCTGATGGAATATAGTTATTACAATCTTCTTTAACGTGTTGTTCACCTATGTACCTAACAAAAACTTCTTTACCGTCTGAATTTAAAAATGACTCCCCAAAGGTTTTCTCACATTCAAATATACCTTCAGAATGGTGTCTAAATATTCGATGAAAAGATGTTCCAATCCACGATTTAGTTTCATCAAACCAATTATGGATATGTAAGTAATCTTCAGGTTTCCCACCAAACTTTTTAGCTGATGATTTAGAGTGTAAAATAGGGTGTGCCATATTTATTAATTTTAGTTACTAATAAGTATAAATAAACAATTAACTATACACTAAAGTATCTTATTTAATACTTTTTTAAAAAAATACATCATGAAAAAACAAAACAAATTTAAAGAATTACTTGTTGATAAACCTGACATTGTAATAATAATAACAGACCAAGAGAGAGCCACTCAATACTTTCCTGAAGGGTGGGAACGAGAAAATCTACCAACACTAACTAAATTAAAAGATAATGGTTTCACCTTTGATAAGGCCTTTTGTAATAGTTGTATGTGTACACCGAGTAGAGCCACTTTATTTACTGGTACGTACCCATCACAACATCAATGTACGGAAACACTAACAACAGGTGGTATATACTCACCTGGCGAAATACAATTAAACAATAAAAGTAATAACATTGGTAAGATGTTAGATAGTATCGGTTACGATGTACAGTACAGAGGTAAATGGCATTTAAGTAAAGGTGCTGATGGTGGTGACCCATTAGCTAAAGAAATATCACTTTATGGGTTTAAAGGTTGGGTTGGACCTGATGCGGGTGAAGATGCGAAACCTGAAAACTTTGGTGGGGGTTATCCAAATGCTGATGCGAGGTATGTGAAAGAAGGTATAGAATATTTAGAACAGGTAAGAATCAGTAGAGAAAAGGGTGAACCAAGAAAACCTTATTGTTTAGTATTAAGTTTAGTAAATCCTCATGATGTGTTAGGTTACCCAAATTCAGTACAATTTGGTTATACTCCCGATGAATATACTGGTAGAACTATTACCGACTTACCACCTTCAGTTACGGAACAGTTACTTAAAAATGGTAAACCTATGGCTCAACTACAAACAAACATTGCCGCCGATGGTTTATTAGGTGTCTTACGAAACGATGATATGAAATTGAATTACTTAAATTTTTACGCATACCTACTAACTAAGATTGATGGTGAAATTGGTAAATTTATTGATGTACTTTATGATGATACCAAAGGTAGTAGACTTGCTGATGACGCGGTAGTTATACGATTGGCAGACCACGGAGAAATGGGGATGTCACATGGTGGTATGAGACAAAAGGCTTTTGTTGCTTATGAAGAAGCGTTAAGAATACCTATGGTGATATCAAACCCTATTGTGTTTAACAAAAAAGAATCGTCAGATGAATTAGCGACACTTATTGATATATTCCCAACGATATCTGAGATTGTTGGTGTACCTAAAGATAGTAACTCAAGAGGTGAGAGTTTAATACCAATAATTGAGGAAGGTAAATCAGTTCAAGATTCTATATTATTTACTTTTGATGATACTAAGTCGGGTTCGAATAATTTACCATCTTCTGTTAAAGCAACTAATAGATTAAGGGCAATCCGTACACATGATTGGAAGTACACATATTATTTCGATTCATTAGGTAGATATCAAAAAGAATATGAGTTATACGACTTAGTTAACGATATTGAGGAATTACATAATTTAGCTTATAAACCTGAGTATAGAGAACAAAGGGAATACTTACATCGGCAGTTGATGGAATTAGAAGAAAGAAAATTAAGAGTTAATGAGATATTTGTTAATAAAAATAACCAATATGAATATAAAACTTGGGTTGAGACAAATCCTAATTTTGATACTTACGCTTACAATGATATGGAGGGTTATGAGAAGGATAATTTTGATATAAACGAAGAAAAAAATACGGAAAAATAGAATAATATGTTAATCAAAATAATTGTAGGTTCATTCTTAATTTCATGGATATTTATAATCTATGAAAT